TCGATATTCACCAAGTTCTACATTTGGCAAAGGACAAACAAATTACGCAACACCATGGAATAATAGTTAATTTGTTAGAATTCTTACTGAATATATAAATAAAGAATCAAATTTCTCAATGAATTTTTGAATAAATAGAATAAAAATAATAATTTAATATGGCTACAGTCGCATTGGACCTTTCGCAATTCAAATCAGCAGGTATATATACTGTTGAAGTTGACAACTCAGAACGTATAGTTGTTACAACTCAATCTTTAAGATTGATAGCTGGATTCTCGGGAGTGGGCCTATTCAATACACCCGTTTTCATAAGATCATCAAAAGATTTAAATAAATTTTATGGATTAACAGATGCTAAACTTGAAAGAAAAGGATCATTTTTTCACAGATCAATTACCACTTCTTTGTTAGCAGCTCCTGTATTTGCAATCAATTTACTTAGCACTAATAATGCTAATAGTTCACCAACTGCAGATAAAGTAGAATTCATTGGTTTGGGATTAAATTCAGGTGTAAAAGAAGATGCATCATTATATGATACAACTACTTACACAGATTTATACGTTAATTTCTTCAATCGTCAAAGATTCTGGACTCCAGACCCTGAATATTTACAAGGTGTTGTTGCTAACAAATATCTTGCAGCTTCAGCAGTTGATGCTCCATTTTTCCAATTCGTTAATACGGGTACCAAAAAAATGTCATTCATTATAAGAAAAGCTCAACAGCTTAATCAGTATAATGTTGCTGCAAAAGATTGGTATGGTACAGAAGCTAATATTCCTCATGAATGGATACGTCCTAATGATTTAATCAAGGATTATTTTGTTCAAGTTATTGCAATTGAAGGTGATTGGACAAATTATACTTCTTTATCAACTGACCCTTATTACTCACAATTTTTTAACATAAACGGTGCAATCCCTTCACAATTAGCTAATTTTATTAATGCTACAAACGTTAATTTAATTGGTTCATGGACTGGAACAATTATTCCTGATTTCTTAGATCAAACTGGTGCAAGCCAATACATAGAAACTATTATCAATTCTAATACATCATTAACTGGCATATTAGTAAATATTAACAAAGAAGCCTTAGACCAATTGATGTGGAGCGAAAGTAATAGCCAATGGACTATGGGAGATGTTAGCTTAGGTAATGCAAAACAAGTTGATCTTGTTGGTCATAATCTTATTGATGCTAGTAATAATGTAAGTGCTAAATTCTTAAGTTATCAATTTGATGTTTCTAACAATGTGATTCATCAAAATGTTACATTAACAACTTATCCAGGAAGCACAACGGGTAGAAAATTCAACGTAGATGCATCTAATGCAGCATTAGTAACAGTAGGTTCACTTCTTAAAAAGACTTCTATTGCAGGAGTTCCTAATGGAGTAACATACGTTACTAATAAATATTATGATGCATCTCTTTATATTATTACAACTGCAGAAGCAGTAACTGCTGGAACCGTAATTGTTCAAAAACCTATTGATGATGCATCAATTTGCACAGCATACAAATTTGTACAACTTGATGGATTGAAACTTACAAATAGACATCTTCCAGGTTTTGATACTGCCGGCGCTCCTAATTTAGAAGCAGGTGTAACAAAAATCTATTCAATGTTAGAAGACGCTGGAATCAACAGAGGATTAACAAACAAAGATATGATTAACTATCGTTATATTGTTGATACAATGGCTTATGGATTAAGCGCTAATATGGGTGGAAAAGCTTATCTTTCAAGATTAGCAAAAGCTAGAGGTAAATGTACCGCTATCTTAAACGCTCCTTCAATTGCTCAGTTCGCTGCCGCTACAGACCCTTATTTCTGTGATACATTTGTATCAGGACAATCGATTCCATCCTTTAGTTCAGAATGGATTCCTCAAGGTGGTAACCCCGATATGATTAGATCATTCAGATTTAGTTTTCCTACTGAAGAAGATGGCGCTAAATATTGCGGAGTTTTTGGCCCGTTCTTAAGATACAGTGATGGAGCAAAACTTATTAACGTTCCACCTGCTGCAGATGTTGCAAATGCTTACGTAAGAAAATTCTTAGGTGGCAACCCATTTGCAATCGTTGCAAACAGAAACGGTATTCTTTCTAATCCTAATTTAGCTGGAGTTGAATACATGATTGATAAGACAGACAGAGATTTCTTGGAACCTTTTGGATATAACTCAATCGTTCAAAAACCAGTATCTGGACAAATAATGATTTATTCAAATGCAACAGCTTTCCAACTTGTTAAATCTGATTTCAACAACTTACACGTTAGAGAATTGCTTAACACTTTGGAAATTCAAATTGAAGAAGTTCTTGAACCATACGTATTTTCATTTAACAATCCAGTAACAAGATTGAACATCGTTAACTCGGTTAGCCCAATTCTTGAATCAACGAAAGATGCTGGTGCTTTAACTAAATACGAAATTGTAATGGACGATACTAATAACACAGCGGCATTAATTGCAGATGGTTTTGGTATTATAGACATTAACGTTTGGGTAACTGGAGCTCTTACAAAAATTGTAAACAGAATTACAGTTAATAAAGAAGCAGGCTTAAGTTCAGGCGGATTCTCTTTTTAAACAAAGAGACCCATTGAATAAGAATAAATAGAATATAAAATAACAAATATTATCATGGCAGAAAATTTCGCAAGCCAAGGCTTATTCGGATTATCCCACTTCAGAAACTCACGTGCATCACAGGAATTATTTGAACCGGTGTATTTGAATCTGTTTACATTACAAATCGAATTACCAACAGCCATTGGCTCAACTCAGGAAAACACAAACTTGTTGTTAGAAAATGTTCAAAATATAGGTGGTCTAAAATCTCATAAATTCCCATCATCTCCAGTTGCTCAATATTACAAATGGGCCGCTAGAAGATTCGCTGGTGCTAAACCATCTGAAACCACGATGGATCTTACAATAGATTTTCAAGTCAACATAGATAGAACGCCAAGTGCATATGTGCTTAAAACTCTTCGTAAATGGTGTGACTTAGTTTATGATCCTTTAACTGGACGCACCGGTATAAAAGCAGATTATGTTGCTCCTTGGGCGCTCATTACAATGTATGATAGAGCAGCCCGTCCCTTTTGGCAATGGAAATTATACAATATTTTTCCAATGACAGCACTTCCTGAACCAGCTTTAGGATTTCAAAGTGAAGAACTTTATGCCATTAATGGTTTTGGTTTAGCCTGCGACATGTGGGACGAAAGTATAGTGTAAACATTTTAAAAAAATAAATAGGAGAACTAAAAATTCTCCTTTTTGTGTGAAACTTTGATGGTTTTTTGATATACTATAATATATAGACTATAATACTTAAAATAATATTTTATGGCAGACGAAAAAGAAAATCAAGAAAAAATTCTTGAAGAATTTGTAAACAGAGAAGAAGGAACTCAAGTAGGTCCAAAAATTACACCAATACCCGTAACTACACAAATGCCTTGGGAAAAAACATTACCCATTGCAAATCAATTAGGCTGGATTCCTTTACCAATTGAAGATATGCCTACTCGCGGAATGTTTTACCCTAAAAATACTGTGATTGCAATTCGTTCAGCAAATGGCGGTGAAATTAGGCACTGGTCAACATTAAGTGAAAATGAACAAGACCCGAATTATCTTTCAGCATTAGATGATATGCTTAATTATGTTATAGAAAGATGTGTAACTATTAAAGCGGCAAATCCTGAAACAGGTGCATTATTGGGTTGGAAAGATATTAAAGAAGTTGATAGATTCTATTTGCTTTTAGCAATTCATGAATTAACATTTCCTGAAGGTGAAAATAAACTTCAAGTTAAATTATCAGATACAAAAAAACTTGATGTAAGAAAAGATATGGTAAGCTATATTACGCTTGACCCTAAACTTATGCAATACTACGATGAAGATGAACGATGTTTTGTGCTTCCACTTAAAGGCAGTAAAAAACAAATTAAGATCGACATTCCTTGTATTGGTGTAACTCAGTGGCTTAAAACTTATATTTTACGAAAACAAAGAGCTCAAGAACAATTTGATGAAGATTATCTTGCATATGCACCTTTCCTTATAAGAAATCATAGAGGATTAAGTGATGATGTTTATAACAAATTCGTTGAAGATTCTCATAAATGGGGAAATCTTGAAATTTCTATAATGGTTAAGATTAAAAAACTATTTGCCGATACAATCGATCCTGTAGTAAAATTTATCGATGAAGGAGGTGCGGAGCGAACTACTCCGCTAAACTTTCAAGGGGGGATTAAATCTCTTTTCATTATTTCAGATCCGTTTAGAGAATTGGGATAAAATCGAATTTATTTTTGCTTTTAAAATTCATGTTCCCCCTTCTGAATTGGAACGATTAGAATATTATCGAATACATAATTTACTAAAACAGTATGAAGAACATATAGAAAGAGAAAATAAAGAAGCTGAAAAACAAAATAAGAGTGCTGGCAAATCATCACAGTTACCAAAGACACCAAAAATTCCAAGCTATGGGGATTATAAATTACCCCCAATGCCAAAAATGGAGATGCCAACATTTAAACACTAAACAATCAAGGACACGAAAGTGTCCTTTTTTGAGTGTGAATAGATATATAAAATAAAGAAATACTAATGCGAACATCTACTGAATTACTAACTGATATTTTAGGCATACTTGTAAAAGTAAGTGCAAGCATAGATTCAGATAAGTCTGGAAAAACAAAAGAAAGAAAAGCTCCAGAAACTATTCAGAGTAAAGCTACTAAAGGATTGGGAATGAATTTAAAAAGCTTTGCTCAAGATAAAGCTACGAATGAAAAAATACGAGATACAGCGTCAACTATGAAGATTTTAGGAGGGGCATTAAATCCGTTAGGCTTTGCTATTTTTAAATTCAATATGTTTGCCTCTGATAAGGCAAAAGCTGCAATAGTTTCATTTTTACATGATATTTTAAATATAGGAAAAGATATTGAGGGCGGAGCTGTGGGTGCTGCAAAATCTGTAGCAGAAACAATAGAAATTCTTTCTACAGCCTTGCCTAAATTAGCATGGGGAACTTTTCTATTCGGTTTATCATCAAGAATGGGATTAGTAGCTTCTGCTGCTATGGGTATTGAAGTTTTATTCACAGCACTTGCAGCAGCTAGTCCTCTTGCGGTTGCCGCATTACCAGCAGCAATTGTGTTAGGACTTATAGGTGTTGCTTTGATGGGTGTTGCTGAAGTTCTTAAATCAATTGCAATTGTTATCGTTGCCTTTGCAGCTTCAGTTGTAATTATGATTGGTGCTATTTGGTTAGCTTCAAAATTATTTGGAGTAAGCCCCGATGAAGCAATGGGAATAGTTGTAAAAACGATTATCATTTTAGCGGGTGGATTTGCACTTATAGGAATTCTATCCCCTTTAATTATTTTATCCGGGATGGCAGTTGCATCTATGGGTGTAGGAATGGGGCTTTTAGGGATTGGACTTTTAGTATTTATGGGTGCAATATCTCTTATTAATTATATGACTGGTGGTCAAAAAGCAACAGACGATGCGTTAATTGGAACATTTAAATCAATTGCACTTATAGCTGCAGTATTTGCTGGCATAGGATTATTTTCAGGCTTAATAATTATGGGTAGCGCTGCTGCTTTAGGAATGGGAGCAGGAATGATAGTTTTATCAGTTGGTATATTAGCATTAGGTGGAGTATCAGCTTTAATAACGAAATTATTCGGACTTGATATGTTCGATATGCTTTTAGGCGTAGCAAAGGGTATAGGAGTAATGGGTTTGTTATTTGCGGGTTTAGGCTTATTAGCAATCGCAATAATTCCAGGCACTGCCACATTATTAGCGATGTCTATTTCATTAGGATTATTTGCCCTTTCAGTATGGGCCATAGGAGCTGTTATTAAACAAATTGGAGGAACGGAAGGAGTTAAGGGTGTCACATCAAATATTGAATTATTAGTAGGAGGTGTAATAGGAGGTGTAATTTCAGGATTCAGTAAAGGCCTTGGAACGGGAACAGAAAAAAATCCATCTGGCTTTCTTGGAATGCTTGGAAAAGTTGGTCAGGTAGCTCTTAATATGGCTGCACTTGTTGGCGCTATTGCTATGATAGGCTCATTATCATTTTCACTTATATTATTTGCAATGGCACTTAAAGCATTTGCTATCGCAGGTGTTATCAAAACTATTGTAGGATATGATAAAGAAGGGAAACCAATTTTTGGTGAATCTATTGATGTTGCAAATATTGGAAATAACATATCATTAACATTAGGTGGATTTTTTAAAGGTCTTGTACAAACATTCAATGATCCAACAAAACTTCCTGATGAATTTGCAGTTGCTAAGATGACGAACATTTTAATGGGCAGAAGTGGACTTAAATTATTAGGAATTACAATTATTTCAGGGCAACCCGGATTATTAGATGCAATTTCTAAATTCGGAGATGTTCTTACGTTATTTGCAAAAATTGATCAAATTCCAGTATATGAAGTAGATAAAAATGGTGTTCAAAAAGTAAAGGGCTGGACAACTCCATCAAAAATTGCGGTAAACATTGTTTCAGCAATAAGATCTTTCTTTGATGCATTTAAAGGTAGTTCATCAACATTAAAAAACTTATCATCTACCACAGCGCAAGAAATTGCTGAAGTTTTACTTGGTCAACAAGCTTATAAATTTTTCGGATTAAAAATTGGAAAAGATAAAATTGGAATATTAGAACCGTTAATGAAATTTGGAGAAGTTCTTCAAACATGGGCTAAAATAAGTTCTGATGGTACAATCCCCGTTGAATATGATAAAGATGGAAAAGTTACAAAATCAGTAAACATGAATACAGTTGCATATGGTATGGGCACAGCAATTTCTGGATTTTTGCAACGTTTAGTAATAGGGTTTAAAAATCAGGCAGGCCCTATAAAAATTGCTACTGCAAGTTTAACAGCTTCACTTAGTACATTTTCTGTGGTAATTAGTCAATTTGACACTCTTTCAAAATCAGTTCAAAACATTGATTTATTAGGAGATTCTGTAGGAAAACTTGCAACAAATATAGGATTGCTAGTTGGGAATATGAGCGGTTTAACCGCAGATAAATTAGATAATCTTCAAAAGATTGCAGACATTTCAAATAAAAATGCCGTAAATATGACAAGTGCTAGTAAGGCATATGTTAAACAGCCACTTCCGGGCAATCAGGGTTCATCTTGGGGTAATGATAATACTGGTGCTGCGGGTACTGAAAATTGGGACGCTATTGGTACAAAAATAGCACAAGCTGTTATGACTAAACTAAATGGACAATTTGTATTTGAATTTCCTGATGGAAAAATGGCTGGAAATGTTACATTCGGAATGAAGAAATAAAATCATTAGTTGTGAAACCTAATATAATTATGTGCATATAAATTATTTAATAAAATTTTATAACTTATATGCAACAATACTTAGATGTACTTCAAAAAATTCTTGATGAAGGAGTAGAAAAAGAATCTGGTCGAGATAATATGCCTAATACAATGGGCATTTCTCATGCTGTCATTCAGATGGATTTATCTAAAGGTTTTCCACTTTTGACAACAAAGAAGCTACACTTCAAAGGAATTGTTAATGAGCTCCTTTGGTTCTTAAGAGGAGATACAAACATCAAGTGGCTTATAGAAAATGGTACAAACATCTGGAACGACGATGCATATCGCTGGTATTTGAAATTCGCCGAAGACAACGGAGGAGATGAACAAAATTGTATCTTAAAGTTCGTGCCTGAACATGACTGCTACAGCATGTATACACACGAGGAGTTTGTTGAAGCTGTGAAGAACACACCAGCAGATGAACTTCCAGTTTACAAGTTCACAGAAACTTACGTTAAGAAACACGGAGGCATAACAGAGTATAAGCTCGGTGACCTCGGAAAAATATACGGCTACCAGTGGAGAAACCAGAACGGTGTAGACCAAGTTAAAGACGTGATCGACGGTTTAAAGAAAAATCCTTACAGTCGTTACCACATCATCGATGGATGGAACAAAGCAGACTTTCCTGAAATGGCGCTTCCGCCTTGTCACTTACTGTATCAGTTCATTGTTAGACCTCTTACCACCGAACAAAGATGGGAATATCTACAGTCAGTCGAATGGAACGATTTCAAACAACAGTCGGTTGAAGACACTGAACTCAACAGGATATGTAACGAACACAACGTTCCAAAATTCTATTTAGACCTCAATCTCTACCAGAGAAGTTGTGACACAATGTTAGGAGTTCCTTACAACATTTCATCTATGTCAATTCTCTTGAAGATCATGGCAAAGGTCTCGAACATGCTCCCAGGTGTAGCAACATGGATTGGTGGCGACACACACCTCTATGTCAACCACTTGCCTGCCGTAGACGAACAGCTTGCAAGAGAGCCTAAAGAGCTTCCGACTATGGAGATAAATAAGGAAATAAATACATTGGAAAATATACTGGCTTTAAAGTTTGAAGACTTTGACCTGCAAGGATACAATCCACACCCGAAGCTTAAAAATCCTACTGACTTATTCACTGGAATCAAAAAACTTGACAGCGATTTTATATCGAAACGTCAGTTAGGAGTGGTCAATGACAATGGAACCGTGTCAGTCACAGAGATATTAAGCTATGACGTTCACCAAAACCCTAACGCAATAACACCACAATGATCTATTTAGAAGATTTTCTTGCAATGAAAGACGTTGGTATGTCTTATAAATTTCATGAACAACAAAAAGTTATACAAACATTATGATATACACATATATGGGAATACCTCAGCAATTAACCATTATCGAGATTATTGAAATTTATCGCGAAAAACGCAATGATGCGGCCGGTTTGCTTTATGACAAAATAATCGATGAATCTGGAACTCCTCTTGAAATTCAAAGCATGATAAAAAATATTAACAAATTGAATAAACAAATAAAAAATATTTATGATATAATGAATGATTTTAAGATTTTATTAAATTCATCTGAAAATAAAATAACAGAATAAATGGCATCAATGTATAAATATGAAGAGGCCCTTACATCGAAAAATTTGATACGCTTTATCCTAATGGCTATAATTTAAGTCCGAAGGGAGGTATAGGATTCAAAGGAGCTACACATTCTGAAGAAACTAAACGTTTACAAAGCGTATGGCAAAAAGGAAAAACCTACATTGAATTATATGGCCCTGAAAAAGCTGCACAAATGAAAGAGGCACAAAGTCAAAAAAAAGTTGGAACAACACACAAACCCCTTAATGAACAAATGATTGAAAAATATGGTGAAGAGGAAGGAGTGAAACGATATAAAATTTTTATATCTAAGCAACATGATAAAAAAATTGGAACAACACATAAACCTCTTAATGAACAAATGATTGATAAGTATGGCGAAGAAATTGGTCGTAAAAAATACGAAGAATTAAAGATAACAAACAAATATTATAACAATAAAGGTGAAAACCACCCAAGTTGGAATACTAAATATTCATCAGAAAGAATAGAAAATGCTCGTAAATCTGCATTAAAAGGTTTTTATACACGATTAGATAAAGATAAAATTGAATTGATACATATTCTGATTAATCAAAATGTATCTTATTCAGAAATAACAAGCAAAACAATTACTATTTAAACAAAGTTAAACAAATAATAAAAGAAAAATTATGGGAGCAATCCGCAAATTAGCATTAACTCTGAATTCATTTGACGCAAGTGAATTATTAGAATCTACAATTTCGCCGATACGTGATCAAGTTGATTACGTTGCAGCATTTTATCAAAAAACATCATATTGGGGAAATAAAATGGATCCTGAGGATATGGAAGAACTTCATCGCCTTCAAAAAATTGGGCTCATTGATGAACTTATAGAATTTAAAACAGATTTAGCTATTTACGCTCGTCAACAAGAAACAGACAAGCGTAATATGGGCATAAAAATGATGAAAGATAGAGGTTTTTCTCATGTTTTAAATGCTGATGCAGATGAAGCTTACGACCCAGAACAATTTAGATTTGCAAAATCTGAAATTAATAAGCATGGGTGGCCAATAACTTATTGGAGTTATGTTAATTATTATCGCGATATGGAGCATTATCTTGTTTATCCTTTTAGACCATTCGTAAATGGCATTCACTCAACTTATTTTACATATACATTCAATGGGCCGGCACCAGGTCCAACAGACCCAACTCGTAGAATAAATAATCCTATGAATATTGGTACTCATTTATTTGACGATAAAGATATCAGAATGCAACATCTTGCATGGATAAGAAAAGACATTCGTAAAAAACTTGAAAATTGGAGTGCTAAAGATCATTTTACTCCAGAACTTATTGAGAAAGCCGTTATTCAATATGAAAATTGGAAAGAGGGCGATTCAGCTGTAATGCTTTTTAATGTTCCTGAAAATAAAGTAATAGTAAAAAAACTTGACACCCGTATAACATCAATCAAAATTCCATGGGTGGAAGAACGTATGAATGCCTGGAAAAAAGAAAATAATTACATTTAAAGGACATTTTAGGACATGCCCAAACATAAAAATAGAGCTAAATTTAAAAAACTTAGCTCTATATGCGTGAATATGCGTGAATATTTTAAAAATCTCCTACTCCAGAACCTCTACCATAACTTGAACCGCGATAAAAATCTGTTTGCCGTTTCCCTTCTGCATAAACTCCACCGCGTATTCTACTTATTAGATTTTCTAAATCTGATTCTTTTATTTTAGTGACATAATTTCTCTTTTCATCATTAAATTTTGCTGAGTAATAGCCTCCTTGTGGATCACTGTTAGTTTTTCTACATCCTAATTTCGCAGCGATATCTTCTAAATCATATCCTGAAAATCCTGATAACCATATCTCTCCATTTTCTAATGTAATTCCTATACTATTATGTGCTGAATTTTTATCCCATTGAGAAGCTCCGGGTTTTAACATAGGAAAAATCCTGATACTACTTTTGGTTGCACTACTCCAACCCACAGCTATTTTTAACGTATCTTCAAGATATTGCATTAACTCTTCATAATTATTGAACTTTTGTTCAAATTTTGATTCATATAAATTTTCTGATACTAATTGTTTTTTCTTCATATCTGCAACTTTTTCTTTTATTTTCTTTTCTCTACTGCTCGGAATTATATCACTAGCAGGAAATTGTTTTTCGACAGGATCTTCAATAATTAATCTAGCAGTTAGAGGATCAACTTTAACTTGTCTTGCTGTGTTTTCATCAAATATCACATAATATTTAACTGCGTTGTCTGCAGTTTTAACAATATCTTGAAGAATTCCAGTTATTCTTACTCTAGTCGGTGTTGCATTTGTTCTAATTGGAACTGCTGATATTTTTGAACCTAATCTCATATATGATAGTGTTGTATCAACTACCGAAGATTTTGGTTCAAGTATATGATTAAGAGGCTTAATTTCATACGTATACATTGAAGTAGCTCCTCCTAAATTACTTGCTCCACCAAAACCCCCTCTTGTGCGAAACATATTACGAGCTCCACTGGAAACTGAAAATCCAGCGCCAGCGGATTCCTTTATAACTTTAAATTTTCTTTTCATATTTTTTATAATATTGTCATATAGTCAATTTGCACTGGTGAACCAAATGGATTAAACACATAGAAACCTCTTATAAGATTTTTTGTGTTTGATGATTCTGGATCATCTGCAGATATCCAAATTCTAAGTGGGCCTACTTTTTCCCATAAATTATGTGTTTCTACATAATCAAGATAATCAGCAGCACTCATAGTATCAGGGTCACAACTTATCCCGCTTTGACCAACATCAATCGTTTTAGTTACTTGACTATATGTGCTATTATCTATTGTCGTGTAATAAACTAATTCATCTGGCACATGATTAATTTCAATCCATTTATCTGATTCTATAATATCTGTGTATGTAACTTTTAGAACATATCCGAGCATTGCACTATTAGGATATTTGTATGCTGCTAAACCAGAAGATACATCTTCAACAAGTGTTTCACCAAAAATACTTGTGTCTGGCAAAAATGAACTTGCTTCAATATTCGTGATATTGAAATAATACCCAGCTTGGCTTCCAGAAAATGATAATGAACTGGCATCTACATAATCAGCTGTTATGTTTATTCCATTATCACTAAAAACAAGATTTAGTGCATTTTCAATATCTATTCCATTGTCATAATCTGATGTTGCAGATATATTGCTATTATAATATCTAAAATTTTTGTAATAATTTAAAGACATGTCAATACTTATGTAATCTCTACTATGAGTTACTGATGCATCATCATCTATGAAAAATCTTTGTGTTCTATTTGTAATTCCTTTTGTTAAGCCCTGAACAAAAATAAGTTCGCCTGGTTGTAAAATTTTTGTTTGCTGAACCCAACCTGTAACAGGCTGCATTATATCACCTAATCCCATTGCAGATATAATGGAGCTGCCAGATACTATGCCCACTTGTAACCCCGGTAAAAATTCAAAAGTGTATGTATCTGATGCTCCAGGGCATTGAGGAAGATCTGGATAGATATAATCGTTAGAAGTATTGTTATTAAATAAATCTGCCATGTAGTGTTATTATTTTGTTTATTTATTCACTCATACCAGATTAAAATGTCTTCTTACACGCCAAAAGGAGCTACTTGCCCCTTTTGCTAATTTTATCTTTATTCCAATCTGTGAAAGGTATTTCTACCGCTTCCACATTTTGTACTTCAACAGGTGTCGGTGATTCATTTGGCAAGACTGTAGATGGTTCTGGTGATGTCTCGGGTGATACGAGCTCATTTAAAGTTTCAGAGTTAATGGATTCCTTAACTCTATTTTTTTCTTCATTCATGAGATACTCTATAACCTCATCTCCTTTAGAAGGTTTATTTATTTCTGATATATTTCTTAATCTATCGATATGACTTTTCTTTTTAAGAGGGTTAACGAATCTCTTAGCTTTCTGTGTTAAATTTTCTGTTTTTTCCACAATATCCTCTTTAACAGGAATTGTATCTTCGTTTTTTTCTGTTTCGATATAATCATTAGCTAAAGAATTCGGCGGATTACTATAATCAGGAATTTCTCCTATTAACTCATTCATATGTTTCATATTATTAGCAACAAGAGCAGTCATGCCAAGTGCAACCACAGGAAGTAAGGCGCCAGCAATCCAAGAAATAATAATTTGATACATTTCAGGATTAGCCGCAGTAACTCCTATTAAAATTGCTTTTTGCCAATAAATCCAATCATTACTT